CAGAATCAGAGTTAGTAGATGATTTTGACAAATAGCCCCCCTTGTGTCTCTTGTGTAAGAAGGGTGGGGGGTATATATTTTTTTAGGAACTATAACAATGTTAAAGTTTGATGGATTTCACAAAGCGTTTATGGGTGTAGCTGAGGTATGGGTACCTAATGGGGGAGGGATGTCTTTGGTTGAGAAGGCTATTTATGATGGGTATAGGATGGTTAGGGTGTTGATGAGGAGGGATGGCATGACTGAAGAAGATGCGCGGGAGTACATTTCTTTTAATGTTGAGGGTGCTTATCTTGGCCAGGAGACACCTATCATCTATTGGCCGTATTTTGAACTTTAACAGGTGGTAAAGTTGTTATATCCTAAAGAGCCATATGTGGTAAAGAAGAAGGAGTACCTTATGACGGAGAAGCAGCGGACGGTTTTTCTTGTGATAGATGAGTACTGGAAGAGTTTTGGGTATGGGCCGTCTATAGATGACATCATGTACCAGACTGGGGATAAGGGGCGGGGGAATGTTCATAGGGTGGTTAAGAAGCTTTGTGATCTTGGGATATGTAAGCGGGTGAGTAAAAGCGCCCGCAGTGTTCGGCCTAGTTATTTATCTATGCGCAACATATGAACATTGATGCTATTAGTAGGGCGATAGAGCTTTTGCCTGTTAATGAGCAGGAGGCGTTCTTTGACGAGCTAGATGAGTACCGGGCTTCTTTGGCCAGGGAAGAGGCGCAGGCTGATTTTCTAAAGTTTGTCCATACGATGTGGCCGGGGTTTATAAACGGAAGACATCATAAGGTGATGGCTAGGAAGTTTGAGGAGATTGCGTCTGGGAAGATTAAGCGCCTGATCATCAACATGCCACCCCGGCACACGAAATCTGAGTTCGCCAGTTACCTACTACCGGCTTGGTTTTTAGGGAAGTACCCTGACAAGAAGGTAATTCAGACTTCTAATACGTCTGAGCTTGCGGTGGGGTTTGGGCGTAAGGTAAGGAACCTTGTTGGCAGTGAGCAGTACGGAAAGATCTTTCCCAATGTTAATCTTAGGCAGGACAGTAAGGCCGCAGGCCGTTGGTCCACTAATAAGGATGGGGAATATTTTGCTATCGGGGTTGGGGGGACTGTGACCGGTAAGGGTGCGGATCTTTTAATTATTGATGACCCTCACTCTGAGCAAGAGGCAGCTTTAGCCGCGGGGGATGCTTCTGTTTTTGATAAAGTCTACGAGTGGTACACATCTGGACCTAGGCAGCGTCTTCAGCCTGGGGGGTCCATAGTGGTCGTTATGACCCGCTGGGCCAAGAGAGATCTTACGGGTAGGATTCTCCAGTCTTCTATAGAGAAGGACGGGAACGACGAGTGGGAGGTAATCGACTTCCCCGCAATACTGCCCAGCGATAAACCTTTATGGCCTGAATTCTGGAGCCTGGAGGAACTGGAGGCGCTACGTTCTGAACTACCAGTCTCAAAATGGAACGCCCAGTATCAACAAAGCCCAACCTCAGAGCAAGGGGCGATTGTCAAACGTGAGTGGTGGAAAGAATGGAAGGGTGACGATGCGCCTAGGTGTGAGTTTGTTATCCAAAGTTGGGATACCGCATTTTTAAAGACAGAGCGGTCTGACTATTCGGCTTGTACTACCTGGGGTGTTTTTTATATTAATGAAAATGTAAATGACGCTAATATTATTTTGCTAGATTCTTTTAAACGCCGGATGGAATTCCCAGAGTTAAAAGAAAAAGCTTTTAACCACTATAAACAGTGGGAGCCAGATGCGTTTGTAGTCGAGGCTAAGGCTTCAGGAGCGCCGTTAATCTTTGAATTACGGGCGATGGGGATACCGGTCCAAGAGTTTACGCCCAGCAGGGGTAATGATAAGATGGTGAGGATTAACTCTGTAGCTGATCTGTTTGCTAGTGGAAAGGTTTGGGCTCCCGCCACAAGGTGGGCCGACGAGCTAATAGAAGAGATGGCTTCTTTCCCTAACGCAGAAAATGATGACTTGGTTGACTCCGCCACCCAGGCATTAATCAGGTTTAGAAAAGGCGGCTTTATTCGTCTGCAGACAGATGAGCAAGACGAAGTTCGTGCGTTCCGGCGCAAGGTATCTTATTACTAAGGATTAATATGTCCATTGAAAAATCACTATACGCCGCCCCCCAAGGCATTGAGTCCTTGGCTCAACCAGACATTGAGATTGAGATTGAAGATCCAGAGTCAGTAACTATTAAGGCAGGCGATGTTGAAATAGAAATTGGGAGCGTTGAAGATGACTTTGAAGCTAACCTTGTCGAGCATCTTCCTGACTCTGTTGTTAGTGAGTTGGTCAGCGATCTGCTTAGTGATTTTGATGATGACATTAACTCTCGTAAAGACTGGATGCAGACTTACGTCGATGGCCTTGAACTTCTGGGAATGAAAATTGAGGAGAGGGCTGATCCTTGGATTGGCGCTTGTGGCGTTTACCATCCTCTATTGTCTGAGGCTGTAGTTAAGTTCCAGGCCGAGGTAATGATGAGTACCTTCCCGGCTGCAGGCCCGGTGAAGACCCAGATTATTGGCAAAGAAACGCCTGAGAAAAAGCAAGCCGCTACCCGTGTGGCTGCTGACATGAACTATGAACTGACGGATGTAATGACCGAGTTCCGGCCGGAGCATGAGCGCATGTTGTGGGGCTTGGGATTGGCTGGAAATGCGTTTAAGAAAGTCTACTTTGATCCTAGCCTTGACCGCCAGACCTCTATCTTTGTTACAGCTGAAGACCTTGTGGTCCCATATGGTGCATCAGACCTGCAAACATCTCCTCGTATTACGCACATCATGCGTAAGACCGAGAATGAACTGCGCAAATTACAGGTTGCCGGCTTTTATGTAGACATAGACTTGGGTGAGCCAGACAATGTTCTGGATGAAGTAGAGAAAAAGATTGCTGAGAAGATGGGATTCCGCGCTCAGACAGATGATCGCTACAAAATCCTTGAGATAAATGTAAATTTAGACCTTGAAGGGTACGAAGATACAGACAAACATGGGGAAGAAACAGGAATTGCCCTGCCTTATATTGTTACGATTGAAAAAGGCAGCAGTAAATGTCTGGCTATCCGTCGCAACTGGGAAAAAGACGATAAATTAAAGACAAAACGCCAACATTTTGTCCATTACGGCTACGTTCCTGGCTTTGGCTTTTACTGTTTTGGCCTTATTCACCTAGTAGGTGCGTTTGCCAAGTCTGGCACTTCCATTTTGCGCCAGTTAGTGGACGCCGGCACCCTAGCAAATCTTCCAGGGGGCTTTAAAACACGCGGCCTCCGTGTTAAAGGCGACGATACACCTATCGGACCAGCCGAGTGGAGGGATGTTGACGTACCCAGCGGGACAATTGCCGAGAACATCATGGCTCTTCCCTACAAGGAACCAAGCCAAGTACTGGCTATGCTCCTTGACAAGATTGTGGACGAGGGCCGTAAGTTTGCATCTGCTGCTGATATCCAAGTTGCAGATATGTCGGCCAACTCTCCCGTTGGTACTACGCTGGCTATTCTTGAGCGCACACTAAAAGTAATGACTGCCGTCCAGGCGCGCATTCACTACTCGTTTAAGCAAGAGCTATGTTTGCTACGTGACATCATCCGCGATTACACGCCTGATACATATGACTATGAGCCAGAAGAAGGATCTCCTAAAGCCAAGAAGTCCGACTATGACCTAGTAACCGTTATCCCTGTCTCCGATCCCAACGCCGCAACAATGGCGCAAAAGATTGTGCAGTATCAGGCGGTAATTCAATTGGCCCAGCAGGCTCCGCAGATCTATGACTTGCCACAACTACACCGCCAGATGCTAGATGTGCTGGGGATTAAGAACCCGGAGAAGCTAGTACCTTTACCTGACGATGAAATGCCTATTGACCCAATCAGCGAGAACATGAATGCGCTGAACGGCAAACCGCTTAAGGCATTTATTACTCAAGATCAGCAGGCTCATATTGCAGCGCACCAAATGTTCATGCAAGATCCTCTTGTAATGAAGACCATTGGCCAAAACCCACAGGCTAATATGATCATGGCTGCATTGCAGTCTCACATTGCAGATCACCTTGGCTACCACTATCGCACAATGATAGAGAAGCAAATGGGTGTACCTCTTCCGCCGCCAAATGAGCCATTGCCAGATGATGTTGAAGTTCAACTATCCCGGCTGGTTGCTCAGGCAAGCGCACAAGTCCTTCAGGCAAATACTTCTGAAGCACAGCAAGCTCAAAACCAACAGATGGCCCAAGATCCATTGGTTCAAATCCAACAACAAGAGATGCAAATTAAAGGCGCAGAACAACAGCGCAAACAACAGAAAGATCAAACTGATGCGCAGTTAAAAGCAAGCCAGCAGCAGATTGAACGAGAGCGTATTCAAACTCAAAAGCAAGTTGATATGACCAGGATTCAAACTGATTATGCAAAATCCAAAGAAGAATTGGACGCTCATAATAAATTAGAGCAACAACGAATGATAAGTAATATTATTGGACGTAAACAATGATTGATAAATATCTAGAACATCTATCCAAGAAGATAGATGACAAAGTATCCCAACTCCAAGAGTCTTTAGCGGATGGCAACGCCGGGGATTTTTCGGAGTACAAGAAGATGTGTGGAGAGGTTAAAGGTCTGCTCACTGCACGTTTATTTATCTCAGACCTACAAGAAAGATTGAAAACCAATGATGACGATGAGTGATTTAGTTCAAGCCGTAGACTTGTCTCAAATACTGAACAAGCCTGAGGAACAAAAAGCCAAACAGCTACCTAAGCCAGTTGGCTACCGCATTTTGTGCGCAATTCCAGAAGTGGAAGAAACTATTGAAGGGTCTAGCCTTATTAAGTCTTCAGAGATGATGCGTAATGAGGAAATTCTAACTACAGTTTTATTTGTAGTTGACATGGGACCAGATTGCTACAAAGACGCTAGTCGTTTTCCAACTGGACCTTATTGCAAAACTGGTGACTTTGTTTTGGTACGGCCACACGCCGGCACAAGATTAGTCATTCATGGCAAAGAGTTTCGCATCATTAACGACGATTCAGTTGAAGGTGTAGTTGAAGACCCACGCGGCATCCGACGCAAATAAGGAGTAAAAATGTCAAACGAATTTAAATTTCCAGATGAGATAGATGACTCAAAAGAAAATGAACTTGACGATGAAATAATTGTTGAGGTAGAGGATAAGACTCCTCAAGAAGATCGTAATAAAGCGCCTTTGCCTGAAAAGATAAAGGAAGAGCTTTATAGCGATGAGTTGGAAGATTACTCTACAAAGGTCAGGAAAAAACTTCTTCAGATGAAGAAGCTTGCGCATGACGAGCGTAGAGAAAAAGATGCCGCTATTCGTGAGCAAAATGAAACCATTGAGTTTGCTAAAAGGCTGATGGATGAGAACAAAAGGCTCAAATCCAACCTGTCTAGTAGCGAAAAAAATGTACTTCTTTCTGTTACCAAAACAGTGGAAATGGAACTTGATACAGCCAAGAAAGCCTACCGGGAAGCCTATGACTCTGGCGATACTGATAAGGTAATGGAGGCGCAGGAACGTCTTACGGAAGCAACACTAAAGGTTGATAAAGTTAGAAATTTCCGTCCTCCGGCTGAAGAAACTGAAGAAAATGTGGTACAAACGCCTCAACCCCGCGTCCAACGGCCCCCGGCAGATCCTTCTGCTGTGGCTTGGCAACAGGAAAACCCTTGGTTTGGGGAAGATGAAGAGATGACCAGTTTGGCTTTGGGTCTTCACGAGAAGATGCAACGCGAAGGGGTTAAAGTTTCATCGCAGGAGTATTACTCCAGGTTAAACAATACAATCCGTAAGCGGTTCCCAGAGAAATTTGAGGACGCAGAGGAACAAGAAGATCGGCCTAGCCGAAAAAGCTCGGTGGTTGCGCCAGCTACACGGACAACATCCGCAAAACGAGTTAAGTTAACCACAGGGGAACTGAACTTGGCAAAGAAATTTAAACTTACACCGGAGCAATTTGCTGCGGAAAAAATCAAATTAGGAGCCTAACATGGCCGAAAACAGAAAACCACGCGAGCTTGAAGACCGATTGATGGTGGAACGCCCCAAACAGTGGCAGCAACCTGATCTCCTTCCTGAACCAGACAAGCAGCCGGGGTACGATTATCGCTGGATTCGTGTTGCAACGCTGAACTCTCCAGATCCGCGTAACATTTCGGGCAAATTGCGCGAAGGTTATGAGCCTGTAGCTTTAGAGGAGCAACCAAAATTCAGACTGTTAGCTGATCCAACAAGTCGTTTTAAGGAAAACATTGAGATTGGCGGGTTATTGCTCTGCAAGATACCAATTGATTTTGTCGAACAACGTAATGCATTCTTTGCAAAACAATCGCAAGCTCAAATGGAAGCTGTGGACAATACCTATATGCGCCAGAGTAACCCGAAGATGCCTCTCTTTAAAGAGAACAGGTCTTCAACTAGCTTTGGTTCCGGTATTTAATTTTTTGGAGTTTAACTATGGCTTATCCTACAGTTAGCGCCCCATACGGCCTAAAGCCTGTCAACCGAGTTGACGGCATGGCTTATGCTGGTGCTATTCGTCAGATTCCCGTAGCTGCTGGCTTTGCAACCGCTATTTTTAATGGCGACACTGTACAAGTTGACAGCACCGGCTATCTGGTTCTTTCTTCCACCACCAATTCT